ATCTAACGCGTTCGCAAAAGATGCCGAAGGTAAACAACTAAGAAATATGGCGCTTAAACAGGTAGCAGGTATTCATGGAACTGCTGTGTTTTTTGCAGGGGTGCAAGGTGCTCCGTTATACGGCGCTATCTCTATGATCGCAGACTTGTTCTTCTTAGATGATGAAGAGGATGATTTTGACACTGCCGTACGTAAGCACATGGGGGAAGGTTGGTATAAAGGTGCAGTAACAGAACTTACAGGAGTAGATATTGCGGGCCGTGTACGTCTAACAGGTTTGTTACTACAGGAAAACAGGTTTAACAAAGATGCGTCACTTGAGGAGAATCTAGCGTTTTACCTAGGTGGCCCTGCGTTAAGTACTGCTAACAGGTTATACCGTGGTCTTGAGGACTTACAATCTGGAGACATAGGTAGTGTAGAGCGAGGCATAGAAAATCTGTTTCCTGCTGGACTAACTAACGCATGGCGTAATACTGTAGGACGTAACGTAAGAGAGGGTGGTATAAAAACACGTAGGCAAGACCCTATCTATGATGATATGACCGCAGGTGATTTCGCGGCTCAGGCATTAGGATTTCCCCCTGCCGAATACACGTTTAGACAAGAACAGACCGCTAGAAACAAAGGCGTAGAAAAAGCTATTGTTACTAAGAGAACTAGACTGACTAAACAGTTTTATATAGCAAATCGTATGGGTGACGTTGAGGCTATGAACAGGCTTATAGGAGAGATGGTCGAGCACAACAAACGACATCCTGTAGAGGCTATTACTCCACAACAAATAATGAAGTCGTTTGAATCTCATATGCAAACATCCGCAAAAATGCATAATGGAGTGACAATTAACCCCCTCATGCAACACGCGATAATGAAAAGTAATATGGATTACAGACAATAAAAAACCCCCTGATCGCCTCGGCAACGAACAGGGGGTTAGGAGGGGCATCCAAAGCAGTGAAAGGGGAAGACACTACTTCGTCCATAATAGTATCATATAGTCCGCCAGATACGTATACCTAATTTGTCATTTTCTATGACTATTTTTATTATAACTTGCCATCTCTTACCTTTAGCTATCTTAGTAACCTGCTCTTTAGCCTTATGAGTATTTAAGCACGGCACAAAAAAAGATGCGCCTATAACCATGTTAGCCCAGTTAACTGCGATGCGAACTCCGTCGGGATGTAAGTCATCTAACATAAACACGTTACTCAGTGTACCCCCACATCTAATTTAGAACAGTCTAGAAATAAGACATGTGTTAGACCTAGTATGGTGGTCGTGCCTTTAGTGAGGCGTACCTTAGTGGTTTTACCCCCGAAGTCATCTTTCAATTCTTGTATAAACGAAGAATAGTTTATCTGTTGTTTACCGCACCATGCCTTCAGAGGTTTAGGTATCAAGAAAGCATGTTTAGTATCCGTCTCGTACCTACCTACCAACCGTACCTTGGGGTCTAGTTCTGGTATTACTAACCCATCTAACCCGTTCCCTTGCGCCTTGCGTAAATCGTCAGTGCTCTTGATCTTTAGGATGCTACCCCAATGCTCGTGAATGTAATCGTTTAGCGTGTCTGCCGCTGATACATTCATTTCTGTAGTAGAGTTTTTGTTCTCTTTGAGCAGTTTAATTATGTACTTAAACAGCTTGTTCGTATCGTAGTTAACTAGTCCTAGCTTCTTAGCTATAAGAACTCCTGTTAGGGTAGCCGCCGCACCTGCTGACCAATACCTATTCTCTGCCGTAAGCCCTGCGGTGGTATCTATCTTAGACTGTACACGCGACATCAAATCCTTAACAGCATCAATATTAGCTATGATGTACTGCATATAGGGTACACAGGCATGGCCGTAAATACTAATAGCATTGGTGGCGTGTGCATCTGTTAAGTGCTTAGTCTTACTCTTATCAAACAACCTAGTAGCTTTAGTCTCCATCATCCTCTGTGCTTCTGCTTTCGGCATAGACTTGTACATACTAACGCGTTCAATTGCACTAGTGTTACCTGTGGTAACCGATAATAGACTCCAAGGTTTACCCCTCACTCGTTCAGTATTTACCCCCCCACTAGTCATACGGTTCTTCTGCTTACCACTAGATATTTGGTATATTAGGGACGATAGTTCTTCACCTTTAAGTTCAGTAAGTTCATCAATGTATACAGGTAAGTTATGGTACAACTCACACCTGTTCATCCTAGAGTTTTTAGTGTCAGCCTCTCCTAGAACTAGTGATTCAGGCTTACCCCATATAGATGCCCCCACAAACATAGCGGTAGTCTTACCAAGCCCACTCTCTTTACTATGCACATGGAAAGCCGCACAAGGGATAGGAGACAATGCCATAAGAGGTGACCCAAACCCTGTACCTACTATGTATTGGTGCAACTCAAACCCATCACGGTCATAGAAGTTAGCCATATCTTTCCACTCCTGTAGAGAACCTTTAGGTTCAAACGCAGGAAACATACCTACTGTGGGGGTAGAAGGTGGGTTGGACGTAACCCTATCAGCGTATATTTCTTGACCGCCTAGCACGAAAGACTTAAAGTCTTCCCCTGCCCAACCAAACTGCCTACGCGCTTCCGTTGCAGTAGTAGTGGCTTGTAACTCGTTTACCCATGTAGTCATGTAGTTCATTAGGTCTTCCATCCTCATAACGGCCACACCATGCATAGCCATGTTTTTACGTAACTCTTCTTTAGAAGTTACTGACGTAAGGGGTATCGTAAACTCTCTTACCCCATCTCTGGGCAGGTGCAGTCTAATGACTACCGCTTCACCCATCTCCGCATCTTGAATACGTTTAACGACATATAGGTCATTGTGGTATACCAACTTCTCATCGGGATCACCCTCGGAATCTACTGAACGTAAATAAACCCCACCGTTAGTACCCCTAAAGAATGGCTTTGGGTATGTCGGAATCACATAGGTAGTAGTAGGCGTATTAGGTATATCCAACGCAGGTACTTCCACGATGTTATCTTCTTCCGTTGCCTCTATGACGCTACTGCCCAGTACGATAGGAGACTTTACCTTACCCCAGTTAGGGCACTTGGGGCATACATCAGGGTTAAACTCATCAAAAGAAGTACACAGGTATGGGCCTTTAATAAGTTCCATCTTCTCCTTCGTATCTTCTTCGGAATAACCCTCGTGCTTCTTAGATATGTTACGTGCCGCAGAGTCAGAGTCTACACAGAACTTAGCGATAGACAGCCCTGCTCTCCACATAGGCTCACTGCAACTCTCTTGGTCTTGCCATATAGTTCGTAGCTGTTCGCACCCAGTACCCTTCTTAGTCTTAACTATGATATCTTTGAAGCTGTTTTGCTTGTTCCCCATCAACGCATCCATCACAGAATTAGAGCCTAGAGGAGCCATTCTCTTAGGAACTGGTATCATCCCACCACCAAGTAGCATAGAGAACTTATCAAAATCTACTTCGTCTGGTACGTCTGACGCTAAGAACTCTACAGGAGATGGGGGAGTAGTCTTATAGTTATGGGTAGTAGGTACGCGCAATACCCTAGCGGCATCGGCAGTGACTGCGGGATCAGCCAGTAGTTTGTGTTCACCGCATAACTTCTTTAGACGCTCTGCTACAGGTAGCCAATCATCTATACCTACCGCCTCAGATAAAAACCAGTAGGCATGTATACCTCTACCAGAGTTAACTAGCTTAGGCTTAGGTAGTGATAGCGTCTTGCAGAAACCCTGTAATGCTTTGAGGGCTTCATCTTGATTCGGGTAGTCTTTAGTTTCTCCACAATCTAAGTCTAGAAAGAAAGATTTTAGTTGTTTTACGTTATTAACTTTACGTGAATTTGATTCTTTAAATGTACTAAGTGCAAAATAAGCATCGTATCCTTTACTGTCTAGGTCACGAGCGGCATCTGCCATCTCACCTATGGAGGTGTAGAACTTCTGTATGCGTTTATCGTCTTTCGTACGGAACGAAAACAAACAATAGTACCCTTCACTCCCCAGTGTTCTCCTTAAAAAATTTTCTGTATTCATAAGCTGTACCTAATTCCGAGAGGTACCATAGCAGGGGCGTTTGCACGCCCTTTTCAGAATTTTTCCTAGCTATGGGTATGGTGTTACAAAGGGATATTATTCGTCGTCCCAATCAGCCACTATAGACGCTAGTGCATCATCAGATGCTTTAGGTGCAGGTGCTGTTTTCTTAACTACTTTTTTAGGTTCTTTAACTTTAGTAGCTTCATCATCCCCAAACAAATCATCAGATATTACTGGTGTTTCCACTGGTGCCGCAGTTACCACCTCAAATGGATTGCCACTATCTAACTCAAACCCACCCTCTACAGCACTAAACGGAGACGATGCTTCCATAGGTACGTACTTGATTACCTGTACAGCGCGTAGTCTAAGAGATACACCTGCTTCCCGCATAAAATATGGGGTAAACGTCACCGCCACATTGACAGTACTTCCAGTAGTAAGCATGAAGTCTTCAGGTAGTTTAACGCCTTTTGAGTCATACTGTACAGGCTTAAAAGTAGCGTCCTTACCGTAAGCACCTTTCAAGGATGCTTTGTGCGAGTACGTGCCATCCTCTTCTTTCTTAAATGGCATATCGAACTTCTCAGGCCATGATGCTTCTTTCTTAGTTTCATATGCTTTGACCATCTCTACGAACAGAGCCTTAGCTTGGGCTTTTGACATACGGAACCTAGTCTCGTACTTAGCCCCCTCATCGAAAGCATCACACGGTATGGTACGGTTTTCCGTGTTGTCGAACTTGTAAGTTTTATTGATACGAGGCCATAGGGCTTCGACGTTTGATACAATATATTGACTATTTGTAACGGCCATAATAATTTCCTAATCGTTTAGTTTGCGTTTAACTCGAAACCTTCAACTGCTGAGAATGGAGACACAGGTTCACTTGTTATAGGGACAGTCATAGTAATCGCCCGTAATGTATTCGGGTGGTCGATCATATTGCATACTGTCTCATATGTGTCTGCATCTAAACGGTCTACTGGTTTAAAGCAAAGTTTTGGTACAACGCTATCCTTATCAAAGTATATCTTGGTAGTGATAGCAACTATTGGGGTATCGTGTTTGGATAAGAGTCGGGCATAGTTTTGCATACCCATGTTGCCCCCTTTATCGCCCCCGAATATTGATGTGGCAGGTATCTGTAACTGATACACCTCATCGGGCTTATCCCCAAATACAACTGCTAGTCGTTGTGAGAACCGACAAGCCCTACCCCCATACTGACCTGAACCCCTAATGTTCTGGGGGCAGTCCATACAACGCATAGCTTGCCGTTGATCTTGGGGTACTTCATTATCTGGTAACTGTGTGTCAGGTGACCAACACGTAGGTACCGCAACCCTATTGGGGTCATACGCATCGCCATAGTAAGCGCGAGATACTTTAGCGGCATTAACTACCACTACTTCTATAGAATCTGAATCATCAGTGCTAACTTCTGTACCGTCAACTACGTAGTGAAACTTGCTATTACGTATGCTGATTCGACGTTGAGAGTTATCACTCATCGTTATCCAAATCCAATTCTAATTGCTCAAACTCCCCTAACTCTTCATCAAATGAGGAGGCTTCATTGGGTGACCCAACTAGGGCATTCTCAACATCGGCCACTCTAAAACGATAGGTATTACCCACCTTTATATAAGTGTTCGGGGGTATCTTGCCTTGCCTTACCCAAGCACGGATAGTAGAT